GTGGCATCCGATGTACATAAGAATACGGATATCAAGGTGGAAACCGTCAGTGCCAACTCGGTTTGCCGCCAGAATACTGCTGAGCAGGGGATGGCTGCGCCAGATGAGTTTATGGCAGAGGTTCAGTGGTCCATGGCAATACGGAAGATGATTGCAAAACTTGAGTTCGGAGACGCTCTAAAGCTGCTGATGAACAACCGGGATATGTCTGTAGAGAAGATGGAGTCTGAGTCCGGACTCTCTGTGTCCACAGTGAAGCGGCTTCGTGCGGGTCAGGAGGCAAGCACGGAACAAGTCGTTGCCATTTCGGTGGCATTGCGGCTTCCGCCAATGGTCAGCAGTGATTTATTGAGAATGTGTGGAATCACACTGGACTTTAACAATCAAATGAATACGGTCTATCAGATGATTCTGACGGGCCATTACAAAGACGGTATCGAGCAAGTCAACGTCTATCTTGCAGCTTGTGGATGCGCCCCACTCAAAACTGCCTGCTAAAGTACCTACAACAGAATACCCATGAGGCGATTGGACCACAAAACGGTCTGGTCGCCTCTTTTTTGAAATTTATTCTGAGGTTAGGGCTCAGAAAGTGAGCTCTAAATGGTAGAAAAAGAGCGAAAAACCGTGGTGTAAAGCCATCAAATATGACCTTGAATTTTAAAAAAGAACGGAATATCGATGGTTTGCATGCTGCTTTTTAGAGCTCACTTAGTGAGCTGGTGATTTGATCAGTCTTCAGCTATCATGTAGTCAGTTCAAGGGACGAACCCCAAAAAGGAAAGTCCCGAGAATAAAAAATAATATCGTAAACCCGATTCTAGAGAAGGCGAAGGATACCATAACGGAGTTCTACCAGCTGGCAGATATCATCTGCTGGAGGTGAAACAGCCGGTCTATGGGTGTACCTCCCATCTCTGGAATCGGGCTTTTTGCGCTTTGCAGAATGTCCCAGCTCAGAATGTGAGCCCTGTTCCGCTTCCGTCATCGGTATCCTTCTCCCTCCCAGAGTCCGGGGGAAAGGACAAGAAAAATGACTAACATGATGAACGGGGCAGTTGCAATCTATGGCGGCGTAGGCGTGATGGAGATTCGCCAGCCGTTACCGCAGACAGTGGAGAGCATGGCACAGGCAGTCGAGAATGCGGCCGTCAACGCACACATCTCTCTGCGTGAGCTGAAGAACACGGTTGCAACAGTTATCGAGAAAAAGCTGCCGAAATACGCACAGCTCATGGAGATGCATCCTGTGATTGTTGCCAGAACCGTGGTGAACGGAGCAACGCTTACGGCTTATGAGAATGGTTATGCCGTCTATGAGCAGGATTGCGCATACACGGTTATGGCCATCGACCGCTGCGGCGACTACCGCTACGATTTCAATGACGGCACATACGAGGTCGTTCCGGCTGTGGTGTTTGAGGATGCCGAATGGTCGGTGCGTCTGGTCATGAAAGGCGAACGCCGGATGGAAAGCAACCGCAGCAAGACGGTTGCCATCAATGAGGCTGCCAGCCTGGATTGCGATGGCTCCGACTGGTCGAATGCGGTTATGGTGGACTTCATGGATGAAGAAAATGTCGAAATGTTGGCAGAAGAGGAACTGCGCAAGCTGTATGCCGCTATGAGTAAGCTTACAGAACGGCAACAGGAAATCATCCAGCTCTACTTCTATAAAGGGCTGACCCAGTATGAGATTGCAGAAGAATTGGGGATTGCAAGACCCGTAGTAAGCAAAATCATGACTGCTGCAATTAAAAAGCTCAAGAAAAGTTTTTGAAAATAGGGTACCTTTTCCCGAATTTCAGTAAGCGTTATGAGAGGACTTCCTCTCACGAATACATCCAAGGAGGTTACAACCCATGAGTAACATCAAGAATCCCCAGAACAATCCCTTAAAGAATCCGGCTCCGGTGCGACCGCCCGGCGGCAGCACCACCCCAAAGACCGTTTATGTCTGCTCTCCGTTCCGACCCACCGCTGTATCCGAGGCGGACAGGGATGCAGAACAGCGGTCCAATATCGAACGGGCACTCAAAGCCTGCCGCATCCTCGCTATGATGGGCATCCAACCGCTGGCACCACATCTGTACTTCACTCGTTTTCTCAAGGATGAGTTGGCGGCAGAACGTGCTGCCGGGATGCAGCTTGGCCTGTCATGGCTGGAACAGGCAGATGAGCTTTGGGTGTTTGGCGACACGGTGTCGGAGGGCATGGCACAGGAAATCGCCAAGGCGAAAGAACTGGGAAAGTCGGTGCATACCGTTTCTGAATCCAGGCGAGTGGCAGAACTGCTCGTCGAGAGCCTTGCACAGAAGTACACCCTGACCGGTGACAGTCAACAGGAGATGCAGCCCAAGGCTGCGGAAAGTGAGCAACACAATGATGAACGATAAGAACCAGAATACCAATGCCCCGGAAGTGCGCCGTATTCTCCCGGTGATGCTGAAGGTCGAGAACCTCCACATCCATCTGGATGAGCGCAGCACCAGCAACACCTATTTCAATGGTGTCGAGGATCAGGACGAAGAGCCTGATATCGACATCGAGGCCATGATCGCCACCATCTGCACCAAGACCGGTCTGTGCAAGGATGCCGTCGTGATGGTTCTGGATGCTCAGGCTGAGTATCTGGATTCTGTCTACGGTGAGGATGAGGTGGACGAGGATGAGTGAGATGCTGACCGGTCCCAAGAAGATCGTGGATGGGCTGACGGAGGTATTCCGCGGCCTGACCCGGATGTGTGAGGGCATGGCAGAGCAGATTGAACTCCTGGAGTTCACTTCTGAGGATGCGGAGGACGAGGATAAGCTGCTTCCTCCGACCAAGCTCCCCGCTGTGGACACAGCACCAAGGGTACAGGATGTGCCTCACCCTCGTAAGAAACCGGGGAAGCGTTCCCGCAAACAGGAACAGGACACTCCGTCCACGATGGATGAGACGCCCAAGGAGCCGACCGAAGAAGCTCAGGCGGAGGAAAGCCCTGCTGAGGAGGCGAAAGAGGAACTTCCTGATTTCCCGGATGACTCGGCAGATGACTTGCCCTTTGATGTGGATACTGCCCAAAAGGCGGAACCCGAGTAGCCTGCGGTGACCATCTCCAAGGATGAGATCACGGCGGTCATCGTGGCGAAGATCAAGCAGAAGCGCAGCAACAACGAGAAAATCGGTCAGTTGCTGAAGACCTACGGCGTAGATCAGCTTTCTGAACTGCCGGCAGCCAAGTACGAGGCGTTTCTCGCAGACATCTCCCAGCTGTAACGGAGGTGTCGTATGCCCGCAGTACACGCGATCCTCTCTGCGTCTAGCTCGAAAAGATGGCTCAACTGTACGCCATCCGCTCGGCTGGAGCAGAATTTTCCCAATGAATCCTCGGTGTACGCCGAGGAGGGGACAGCCGCCCACGCGCTGGGCGAGTACAAGCTCCGCAAGTACTTGCATGAGCGTGTGAGGCGGCCTACTTCCGAGTTCGACACCGATGAGATGGATGCCAATACCGACATCTATGCGGAGTACATCATCTCCACAGTCGAACGCATCAAGGAAACCTGCCCGCATCCTCTGGTCATGGTGGAGAAACGGCTGGACTACAGCTATCTCGTTCCGCAGGGATTCGGTACCGGCGACTGCGTGATCATCGCAGACGGCACCCTCTATGTCATGGACTATAAAAACGGAAAAGGCGTGTTTGTCAGCTGTGACCATAACCCACAGATGATGCTATTTCCCGAAATTCAATGTGGATGGTCTGCTCCGTGGTGATTACCAGAGCCGGATGAACGGCTACGCCACCGGCATCAGCAAAGGTTTTCTGTCTCCCAACGATATCCATCGTCTGGAAAACATGGACCTGATCCCGGCAGACCAGGGCGGTGACGACTACTACCTGAACGGCGGCTATGTGAAGTTGAAAGACGCAGGACTGGCGCAGCAGAACAAAGCTGCCGCTGCCCAGCAGAATCAGCCACAGCAGACACAGCCGGAGGAAGAAACCCCTGACAGCGAAAACCGGCAGAGTGAGAGTACGTCAAAACGACAGAAAGAAAGGAGAGCAAGATGAAAAAGTTCTGGAACTGGATCAAGGACAGTGACGAGACCAGAACCCTCCGGCTGGAAGGTCCCATCGATGAGGAATCCTTCTGGGGAGATGAGATCACTCCGCAGATGTTCCGGGATGAGCTGAATGTCGGTGAGGGTGATGTGACCGTCTGGATCAACAGTCCGGGCGGCAATGTGTTTGCTGCTGCCGAAATCTATACCATGCTCAAGGACTACAAGGGAAGCATCACGGTCAAGATCGATGCGATTGCTGCATCAGCGGCATCTGTTGTTGCCATGGCCGGCGATGTCGTTCAGATGAGCCCCGTTGCCATGCTGATGATCCATGACCCCAGCACTGTGGCGATGGGCAATACCAAGGATATGGAAAAGGCCATCGAGGTATTGAACGAGGTCAAGGAAAGCATCATCAACGCCTGTGCATCCAAAAGTGGCCTGTCCCATGCCCGAATCGCAAACTTCATGTCCAACGAAACGTGGATGAATGCGAAGAAAGCCGTGGAGTTGGGCTTTGCGGATGAGGTGCTCTTTGAAGCGAAGCAGAAAGCATCCGAAGAACCGGAACAGACTCCCGATGAAAAACCGGGCGAGGGCGAAGAAAAGCAGCCAATCCAAAAGGATGCGGAAGGGCACCTTTTCTCCAGCCGTCAGATGGATCTAATCGTCCTGAATCGTCTGGGAGTCAAGCCTGACACCCCTGCGGCTCAAACGGAGCCGCCCAGTGATCCCCCTGCGGAAGCCGGTCCTGTCCTTGACATGGACGGCAAGACAGAGGAAGAGGATTACTCCGACAACGTCCTGATGAAACAGCTGGAGTGCATGAAATGATGCGCCCCGGCTTTTTTCATGCCGAAATCGAGTTTTATGGAGGTATACGACTATGAGTAAGATTCTGGAACTGCGCACCAAGCGCAATACCCTCTGGGAACAGACCAAGGATTTTCTGGAAAAGAACCGCGGCGATAACGGTCTGGTCAAGGCCGAGGCTGTGGAGCAGTACAACAAGATGGCACAGGAGGTCAAGGACCTGGGTGCTGAGATCGAGCGTCTGGAACAGCAGGCACAGATCGAGGCACAGCTGTCTGCGCCCACTTCCAATCCTGTCCATGCCGATCCCAAGAACGGCAGCAAGGAGGATGTGAGGCCGACTGCTACTGCCGAGTACGCCGAGAACTTCTGGAACATGATCCGCAACCGTGGTCATTACGGTGAGGTCCGCAATGCCCTGTCTGTGGGCGAGGACACCGAGGGCGGCTTTACCGTTCCCGATGAGTTCGAGAAGAAGCTGGTGGAGGCACAGGAAGCATCGTGTGTTTTCCCTGTTTACTGTCATCTTTGTGGCTTTCCTGCTGCTCCGGTCTGTGACCATTGTCCCGACTGGTTATACCGGCGTGAAGACCAGCTTCGGTCAGATTCAGGAAACGACCATCCAAAGCGGTAAGCTGAACTTCACCGTTCCGTTCGTCCAGAGCATCCACACCGTAAATAATAAGCAGCAAGACAAGCATATCAAGGCGCAGATCTGGGGTGAAGCCTCCGACAAGACTCCGGTTTACGCTGCGGATGTCATTGTGACCTATCAGGTGCTTCCCGAAAGGAGCGCATGGTTGTACGCAAATGTGTCTGACACCAAGAATCTGGTCGGTGACGAACTGGTGGCATCTGCCATCAAGTCCGCGATGGCAGAGCTTGGCCCCAATGAAGTGACCAACCGCATATCAAGATTGAGCCTCTGGCCCAGCAGAAGCTGGCGGAATCCCTGGACCAGAAGTACGGCGAGGATGCGGTGTTCATCAATAAGGTGGTCATCAACGATATGGATTTTGAGGAAGCCTATAATACGGCCATTCAGCAGAAGTCCATCGCCCAGCAGAATGCTGACAAGCAGAAGATCGAGAATGAGGCCGCCATTGCTAAGGCAGAAGCGGACAAGCAGGTGGCGATCACCAACGCCGAGGCAGAGGCACAGAAGACTTCCATTGCTGCGGATGCACAGGCCGAAGCGAACCGCAAGATTGCAGAGAGCCTGTCTGATACCTTGATCGAGTACCAGAAGATCCAGAAATGGGACGGCAAGCTGCCCACCGTCAGCGGCGGTAATGCACTGGTCAGCATCGACCCGACAGAGTAAGCAAGTACACGAACCGAGGGCAGGGCGGAGGCTCTGCCCTTTCTACATGAAATGGAGGATAAAGACTATGGCAGTTACGAAGAAAATCGAAATCGATGGTCAGATGGTGGAGTTCCGAGCCAGTGCAGCCGTTCCTCGTCTGTACCGCATCAAGTTTGGCCGGGACATCTATAAGGACCTGCAATCTCTGGAAAAGAGCGTGGGGGATAACGATGAGGAAAGCTCCAGCCTTGACCTGTTCAGTCTGGAGATGTTCGAGAATATTGCCTATATTATGGCGAAGCACGCCCATCCGGATCAGGTGCCGGACACCCCGGATGAGTGGCTGGAGAACTTCAACACCTTCTCCATCTACCAGATTCTGCCCCAGCTGATCGAACTGTGGGGCCTGAACATGCAGACGGAGGTGGAGGCAAGAAAAAACCTCGCAAAAGTGAGCGGGTAATGACCACCCCGCTCTTCATGCTGCGCTGTGTGCAGCTCGGTATCAGCATAGCCGACCTAGACTTGCTGACCATCGGGTTGGTCAATGACATGTTCACAGAGCGGCAGAACGATGAGTATCCGTATCAGGAACTGGCATCGCAGGCTGACTTTGACCGGTTCTAACCAAACTTTCGTGCTTATATTGATTGCAAAATAAGCACGAAAGTTTGTGAGGATAAAGAAAAATCCCCCAGCCGTGCACAGCTGGGGGAGAAAGAAGGTGACCCGAAGGTCATCTTCCCGGTCTCAGACCTCGCAAGGTTACTGAAACCTGATCGCGATTGAGTTATAGCAGATTGGGCGCAGATAATCAACCGAGTATTTTATGCAGAAGCAGAATCGGTGGGCTTGCGGGTATCTTCAAAGACATTGCGAAGGTAATCGGGTCCCTCCATCCAAAGACCAGTAGAGTAATCGAACAATTCCTTATAAGCGAGAGAGCTCGAAAACTCAAAGAACACCTGATTGAAGGAAACACCCGTTTCAGTGCAGTAATCTTCGAGCATTGCTCGCATGACAAGGTCGACACACTCTTCACGTTGCGAGTCAGCAACAACTGTTTCGCTCATAAAGAATCTTTTCAGTATATGAATTTCTGATTTTTATGCGGTCTTTTTGGAATTGCAGTAGTCGTAGAGGTTCAGAAGATAATCGGAGCCTTCTTTCCAAATCTCTGTATCGAAATCAAAGAGGGCTTCATACGCACGGGAGCTTGTGAAGCGAAGAAGAGCTTCTTCATAAGGAATCTTTTCTCGTGCAGCAAGCATCTCTACTGCCTCACGCATTGCAATTACAGCGCAGCATTCTTTTTGGGAATCTGTAGATGTATGGTTTGTAGCATTAACACAATTTGATGTCGCCATAACGGTCACTCCTTATGAATTCAAGATGATCAACGGCATCCTGAGTTCTGAAACAAAATTGATCCTTGAGACGGTTTGGTAAAAGTCTTTCAATAGTTTCTTTGTCTACTTTTGGATCACCGGGTTTCCCGGAAACTTCACCATTGATATAAATCTGAAGGGTACGGGCTGTCTGATCGTCGGCAATCTTTCCGCCGATGATATCAATCACGCTGTATTTTTTCAGTAGCTGCGGAAAGAGGTCTTTCTTTCGGTTGGCTGCCACGAAATGCAGCCATTCGATACTGGGCTCTTGAAAAAAGTAAGCGAGGATATTCGGGTCATAGTGAAATTTGTAGACTGAAATTTGCCCGTCCGCTGGGTCAAAGTCATCTGGTACAGCACTGATATGTTTTGCTTTACGAACGGAAAGCTGGACATAGTTATATGCCTGTTCATAAGACGAAGTTAAGTAAAAACCACGACCAAAATCAAGCCCGCCCATACAACGTCTTAAGTCAATGTTAGGAATACTGACATAGCTTCCGTGGTAAAGAAGCATGCCATCTTCGAGTCCTATCATACAGTGACACCTCGATTCTTGAGCAGGGTTTCGACATCATGCAAAGCGCATTCGTAACTGTTCAAATGAAGAATGTCGTAGCAATCAGCGATAAATCCAAGAATGTCGTATTTCTTGAATAGTTTGGCACAGTCACTGGGAGACATTTTCCATTTGGACTGAGCCATACGGAAAACCCAGCACTGCATATCGGCAATGTCGATGTTATATTCACTCATAGAGCGTACCTCCATAGAATACAATTCCTCAATTTAAGTATAGCTCTTTTTCCGGCTCATATCAACGATAGAATTGTAAATTTTTAAGCCCACATAAAAAGTAACTCACGAGTTGCTTGCTTACGAGTATCATATTTCTCTCGGCCTATTCGCCTTGTGCGGATGGGTCTTTACTTATGCCCCGGAGGAGGTGGTTTTCCGCATGGCATCCAGAATCGCAGGCATCACCGTTGAGATCGGCGGCGATACTACAAAATTATCCAAGGCACTGGAAGGCGTTAACAAGTCCATTAAAACAACGCAGGCTGGGCTCAAGGATGTTAACAAGCTCCTGAAATTGGACCCCTCCAATACCGAGGCAGTTACCCAGAAGCAGCGGATGCTGAAGGATGCCATTGAAGCCACCAAGGAGAAACTCACTACCTTAAAGACTGCGGCAGAACAGGCCAACCAGCAGCTTGCAGACGGCAAGATCACGCAGGACCAGTACGATGCACTCCAACGTGAGATCGTGGAGACGGAGCAGAACCTCAAATCCCTGCAGGAACAGGCTGCTGTCACCAATACGACCCTTGCCAAGATCGATGTGGTGGGTGAAAAGCTCCAGACGGTCGGCTCTCAGGTCGAGGGTGTGGGTAAGAAGTTCCTGTCGGTTACGGCGGCGGTTACTGGCTTAGGCACGGCGGCGGTAAAGACCGCAGCAGACTTCGACCAGGAAATGAGCAAGGTCTCCGCTATTTCCGGTGCAACAGGGGATGACTTTGATCAGCTCCGTGCCAAAGCTCGTGAGATGGGTGCCAAGACAAAGTTCTCTGCCTCCGAAGCTGCCTCCGCTATGGAATACATGGCGATGGCCGGCTGGAAGACCGGGGATATGCTGGATGGTATCGAGGGCATCATGAACCTTGCTGCATCCGGTGAGGACTTGGCGACTACCTCAGATATCGTCACGGATGCGCTGACTGCCTTTGGTTTGTCGGCTGCGGATTCCGGTCACTTTGCGGACATCCTCGCGGCAGCATCGTCCAATGCAAACACCAACGTCAGCATGATGGGCGAGACCTTCAAGTACTGTGCGCCTATCGCCGGTGCGCTGGGTTTCAGTGCAGAGGATACGGCGGAAGCCATCGGCCTTATGGCAAACTCCGGTATTAAGGCTTCGCAGGCTGGTACTTCTTTGCGCTCCATTATGAACAATCTTGCCGGCGAAGTGACCTTTGTGGGTAAGAACATCGGTGAGGTTACCATTGCTGCCAGCAATGCTGACGGCAGCATGAGAAGCCTGAACGACATTCTGGCAGACTGTCGTGTGGCATTCTCCGGCTTGACGGAATCCGAAAAGGCCGCCAATGCAGAATCGCTGGTCGGCAAGAACGCCATGTCCGGCTTCCTTGCCCTGATGAACTCCGGGGAAGGGGATATCAATAAACTCCGTGGTGCCATCGAAAACTGCGATGGTTCTGCGGAAAGCATGGCGGAAACCATGCAGGATAATCTGAACGGCCAGCTTACCATTCGATTCGAGCTAAAAAGGTTCTGCTCATATTGAGTCTATCTGCAAGGTCGTCCTGTGTAAGATGAGACTTGCTACGAAAAAATGCGATGCGTTTACCGAGCGCAAGGTAGTTTATAGGCATGGTCTTACCTCGAAACTGGCCCGCATAAGAACAAAGTAATTATTGCGCTGAAAGTGATACATAGCAAATTTCAAAAGTAAGGATGCAATTCTATACCTCCTGCGGTACTGCATCCTTAAAATAAAAAATTCGGAATTGTTATCTAACAGGTAACAATTTGAAAAACGTGTTGTCTGATGGGTAACAGTCAACTCGCCAGTGTAGATGTATAATAAAGCTGAAGAACTCTAGGAATCACACAATACAGGAACGGGGATGGGGACGAGTGCAAGAAGGACTTTTGACTCTGTATAGCGAGGTTGAAGCGTCGCCGATCCACTGGCTTTGGTATCCGTACATTGCAATAGGAAAAATAACCTTGCTACAGGGTGATCCTGGCGACGGAAAGTCAACAATGATGATGAATCTGATTGCTGAAATAACCACGGGCGGTGCTTTTCCTGATGGCAAGCCATTGGAGCAACCGCAGAGGGTTATCTACCAGTGCTCAGAAGATGGGGTTGCAGATACGATTAAGCCCCGGCTGGAAGAACAGGGAGCAGACTGTAGCAAGGTGGCATTCATCAATGAGGAAGTTAACAGTGGGCTGACACTTGATGATGAACGTATCCGAGATGCGATTGTTGCATTTCGGCCTAGACTGGTTGTAATTGACCCAATTCAAGCATACCTTGTGAGCGACTCTGATTTGCAGATTTCAGGAAAAGCTAGGCGATTGATGCAGCACCTTGGAATGTGGGCGACTGCTTATAAATGTGCCATTGTGCTAATAGGGCACCTTAATAAAAAGGAAGGCATAAAAGGCTTGTATAGAAGTCTTGGGAGCATTGATGTTGTAGCAACGGCAAGGAGTGTCTTGCAAATCGAGCGAGATGCAGAAAACCTGGATGTTCGTATCATCCACCAAATAAAAAACAGCTTAGGCCCAGATGGATCCAAAATCAGCTTCTCGATAACAGAAGATTATGGATTTCAGTGGCTGGACTCAGTATCTGAAAGCTGTGAAGAAAAACAGGATATAGAGTGTAAGACGAAAACGGAAGTGGCTTGCACCCTTCTAAAGCAAGATCTTGTAAAAGGTGATATGGCATCAAAAGAAATCTATGAAAGGCTTGGAGAGGCAGGAATTAGCCGCAGAACCATAGCTGAGACAAAACGTGTGTTAGGAATACAGAGCTATAGAAAAATGCGCCAGTGGGACTGGACGCTTAAAGAATAAGGTGAAACCGTGAAGGAAAACAGTGGACAAGACCGTAAGCAGAAAATTCGTGATAAATATAAAGGCACAGATGTGTCTGAAATCGAAATAATCCCAGCAAAGCCTATTGTGGACTTTACAGAGAGCGGAGGAATTCGCCGGGTGGCGGCGTATGTTCGGGTTTCAACTGATAATGATGAACAGACCTTATCTTATGAACTTCAAAAGAATTATTATACAGAGTACATTACAGGGCATCCGGGATGGGAATTTGTTGGAATCTATGCGGATGAAGGTATAAGCGGAACATCTATTACGCACCGAAAGGGCATGCTTCAGATGATTGAGGACTGCAAAGCCGGAAAAATAGATTTAATCTTGACCAAGTCGATTGCTCGATTTGCAAGAAACATCGTCGATTGCCTTTCAGTTATTGATCTCCTGAAAAATCTTGAACCACCTGTAGGCGTTCAGTTTGAAGCAGACAACATCTATACGCTGGATAATAATGGCCGAATGATTTTGACGATTTTGGCCTCGGTTGCTGAAGAAGAATCGCATTCAAAATCGGTTATTATGAATTGGTCGATTGAGCGCCGCTTTAGGAAAGGACTGTTTTTAACACCAGAACTACTTGGCTACGACCGAGACGAAGAAGGCGACCTTATTGTCAACGATGACGAAGCTGAAACTGTAAAAGCAATCTACTATCTTTACCTAAATGGTGTATCTTTTTCTGAAATTGCAGAGTTGCTAAAAGCCTATAAACGCAAGACAAAGCAGGGAAGTTATGAGTGGAGCGCAAGCACACTTGCCGAGATTGTTGCAAATGAACGTCACTGTGGTGACATTAGGGCGTGGAAAACATTTACCCCTAATTTTTTGACACACAAGGCAAAAAAGAACAACGGTGAAAGAACGCAGTTTAGAAGAAAAAATCATCATGAAGCCATAGTATCTCGAACTGTATATGATGCGGCAAATTATCTTCGAGCATCTCGTTCCTATGCAAAAAAAGCCAGACCTCTGCCCGTACTAAGTGTTGTCGACAATGGAATTCTTCGCGGCTATGTTCCACTGGATAAGGACTGGACCGGATTCTCAAAGGATGAATATCAAAAGGCATCTGAAAGTGTTATGAGCGAGTTGGAGAACATACGGCAGATAGAATATAAGGTCGGATTAGACATGCGTGGCTATGAGGTGGTTCGGTCTCAGTATTTTGCTACTATGAAAAACCCTGCGATGACAATAGCGGATGGAAAACTGGGCTTTAACACGTCCTGTCTCAAGAAATTTGAGAATGTGGAGTATGTAGAGCTGCTGATGAATTCAGTGAACAGGTGTATTGCTGTCCGCCCGTGTGATCAGAATAATCCAAATGCAATTCACTGGGGAAGGTTGCGCGAAGGGCGGTGGTGCGCTCTATCTAAGTCGTGCCGTGGATTGGCGAAAACTCTGTTTGACATTATGGACTGGGACAAGGATTTGAAATATCGTTTCCGGGGTGACTTTATCGAGAAAGATGACCAAAAGGTTATACTGTTTCAACTGGACGAGCCTGAAATGGTAAAGACAGAGAACATTGTCCTTCCACCCAAAGATGCGGAATCCGATAACGAAGCGGAAATCACAGGGAGGACAGTTAAGCAGACTATTTACATTCTTCCTCCAGAATGGGAGAACACATTTGGAAGACAGATTACCAGCATCGCAGAGGTTAATCTACTGGAGCAGAGACATTATGCGGCTGATTGGGATGTTCTGCGACCAGCAAAGGAGCTGGCAGAATACAGCGCACTGACTTCAGAAGACCTTGAAGAACTTTTATATGAAGCACGAACGATAATAGAAAGGTGGCCTATACCAGATGAGCACGGTACTGGAAAATCAACAGATGACGGAACTGAGGAATCAGCAGATGCTGCAACTGAGTGCGGAACAGATGTCGGAGCGGGAGCAGAGGAGAACGGAGATTGAGCAGACCTTTGATTACGATGGCTATCAGGTCGCACGACGGGAGCTTTTTGCCCATCTCCGGGACCCGGCCATTATAATAAGGGGAGATAGCATCACGTTTAACACAGCATGCATTGCAGGACTGGAGGATGTGGTGTATATCAACATTATGTTTAACAGCGAATTAAAGCGGATTGTGGTCAAAGGCTGCAATGAAAATGACAGGGATGCTTTACGCTGGTGTGTCGCAAAGCCGGACAAGCGCAAAAGTCGGAAAATGTCCTGTCGGCTGTTTTCAGAGTTGCTTTATAAGGAAATGGACTGGTCTGGTGACTGCCGCTACAAAATCCTCGGATATCGGATTGAGTTCGAGGGTGAAGCCCTCTACGTGTTCGACCTTGTGGCCGCCGAGGTATTCCATGAGCGTAAGAAGAAGTCTGCTGATCATCAATCTACGACAGTAGTTGAAAAAACAAAGAAGAACAGCCTGTGA